AGGGCAAAATAGCACAAACAAAAGCGAGATATAAAATCAGACAACAGAGGCACACACTGTGAAACGCAACAAATTCTCACTCAGCAACTATAAACTACTATCTTGCGACATGGGGGAGCTGGTACCATGCGGAATTACAGAGGTACTGGCAGGTGACAGTATCCAGCAAGCAACAAGTGCACTCGTTCGAGCATCACCCCTACTCGCACCAGTTATGCACCCCGTCAACGTCAACATCCACCACTGGTTCGTCCCTCACCGTCTCATCTGGGAAGACTGGGAAAAATTTATCACCGGTGGCCCAGACGGAATGGACGCCTCGATCTTTCCAACGATTACATCACCATCTCCAAATGGTTTCCCGGTTGGATCACTCGCGGATTATCTTGGGTGCCCGACCGGCGTATCTAATCTGGCTGTGTCGGCGCTACCGTTCCGAGCCTACGCACTTATCTACAACGATTGGTACCGAGACCAGGACCTCGTTACACCACTCACCATCGACGAAACAAGCGGACCAGACACAACCACAAACACAGACCTCCAAGTAGGGGCATGGGAAAAGGATTATTTCACCAGTGCAAGACCATGGGAACAAAAAGGCCCAGCGATTACAGTTCCTCTTGGGACTACTGCTCCAGTTATTGGCATGGGCAAGGGGAACACCGATTGGGGTGCAGGACAAACCGTCTACGAAAGCGACGGAACAACCTCAGTCTACGCCAACTCAAGGGTCGTCGACAGCTCATCAGCAAACACAGCGTTCTACGTTGAACGATCCTTGACTTCCCCGGACTACCCTAATATAAGAGCCGACCTATCAGCAGCATCAGCAGTCACGGTCAACGTTCTACGTGAGGCCCTGGCTCTACAACGATATGAGGAAGCACGTGCAAGATATGGATCACGCTACACAGAATACCTTGCCTATCTCGGAGTCCGTTCAAGCGACGCCCGCCTTCAACGACCGGAGTATCTCGGAGGCGGCCGCGACACTATCCAATTTAGCGAGGTTCTGCAAACAGCTCAAGGGACGGACCCCGTCGGAGAAATGCGCGGGCATGGAATATCTGCGGCACGCAGTAACCGGTTTCGCCGGTTCTTTGAAGAGCACGGATATATCCTCACCTTTATCACAGTTAGGCCAAAAACCATATACGCTAACGGACTGTTCCGTCATTGGAACCGACGCGTCAAAGAGGACTTCTGGCAAAAAGAACTCCAACATATAGGGCAACAGGAAATCCTCAATAAAGAAATCTATGGCGCACACTCAAGCCCAGACGGTGTCTTCGGATATCAAGACCGTTATGATGAGTACAGGCGCCAAGAAAGCAGCATCGCAGGAGAATTCCGGACTACACAACTCAACTTCTGGCACATGGCGAGAATATTCGCCTCTAACCCCGCTCTCAATGCGGACTTCGTCAAATGCGTGCCTACAGAAAGAACATTTGCGGTACCAAGCGAAGACGTGCTATATATAATGGCCCGCCACCGCATCCAGGCACGAAGACTAGTGGCTCAAACAGGCGAAAGCTTTATCTACTGAGGCACCATGAAAGAAACTAACAAAAGACACGACAAGGACGGGGCAGAAGTACTGGACCCCGTCCCAATGCAGCCACCTCTAGGCTACAAACGCGCACCCTCACTGTCTGAACAGATCAGGCAACAGGTCATCGCAGCCAAACTAGACGAACTGGCTAACATGGAGGAAACAGAAGACGAAGCGGACGACTTTGAAGTGGGCGACGACTTCGAACCGCTATCACCTTACGAAAACGATCATATACCTTCGATAAAACAGCTCAGGCAGAAGGTTACAGAAATTCAGGCAGAAATACACAAACGCAATCTTGAAGTGCTAAAAAAGCAAATAGACGAACAGAACGCTAAGAAGGGGGGCGTTAGCCCCCCCGCCGCCGAAGGCGGCGATACTACTAAGCCACAAGCGACCCCGTAAGTTAACGCTCGGAGCCACCCCTTGAAAAGAGCGCAAGCGGGGGTGGCTTCGACGCGTTAACGCTTGGTGAACCCCCTCTTACTTCCTTGCGATAGGGATGGAAGCCCGAAGGGCCAAGACCGAAGGGCTTGGTTCACGACAGCCCGGCCATCGCCACAAAAATCGTCCTGTATACTACTTGTTATATACAGGACCAGGTGACAGGAGAGCCAGTGTCCAAAAGATCATCATCCAGGCGTAGCGAGACTAACAATTCTATCTCTAGCCAACGGCTGCTATCGCCTCAAACGTCGGCTCGACCACTCACCGCACTACAACCCTCCCTTCTAGACCAATTGGAGCTAGGCCAATATGATCAACGACAATTCAACCCAACCAGAAAAATCATCAGAAATACCGCCACATCCGGACCCGAAAGTACTAGGTCTGGTTCTAACAAGCTCACTATCCCGTTCAATAAATCGCGCCCTTTCGGAACACTATGGAAACTCAAAGTACGAGATCCTCGACGTGTCGGCACATGCGTACAACGCAAACAACGGCGAGAGGTCATCATGGCGCGTGGACTGTCGAATAAAGGAGCAAAATCAAGACACCGTAAACGCAGTCATAACAGTTCACTTGGATGTTGAGGTATGGAAACAGTACTAGCAATCTTACCGGCTATCGCAGCACTAGCCTCAACAGCGGCGTCGGTATTCAGCAGCAACCAGGCAAACAAGGCGGCTAAAGAAAATGCACAAAGACAAGAAAACGTACAGCGAGAATTTGCCCAGCAAGGTATACAATGGAAGGTCGAGGATGCCAAACGCGCAGGTATACATCCCATCTATGCCCTCGGAGCCCAAACAACCAGTTACTCCCCAGTCAGCGTCGGTCAATCCACCCCCGATTTCTCAGGCCTCAAAGACGCTGGGCAAAGTATCCAACAATCAATCGACAAAACTCGTACCGTACCTCAGCGTCAAGCAGCAGTACTTCAGACAGCAGCAGCGGCAGCGCAACTTGACGGTCTCAAACTCGATAACGAAATTAAACGCGCTGATCTCGCAAGTAAACTCGCAACTAACGCAACAAGAGGCCCAGCCTTCCCCCAAACCGGTAACACCTCTAACGCTTTCAACGGACAAGGTGACGCTATCAAAATCGACGGGCCCAAAATCAAAGTGGAGACCGATAGGGACGTCACCGACCCTGGCTCGCCCGCGCACGTTCCAGGAAGTGGCCCAGGCACAATACTCTTTCGTAACAACACCGGAGGATACTCGCCGGCACGCGCACCGGCTCTCGCGGAATCAATGGAAGACGACTGGCTCGGTGGTCTGGACTGGGCCATACGCAATCGTATAATGCCCAACTTCGGATATGGAGACAAACCGAAGATACCAAAAAAACCCTATGAAGAAGTCTACTTCAGCAACTGGACCCAAGATTGGAGGACACGTCCACACGGTACAGGAACACTAATGACAAACCCTGGCTCAAGACATTGGAGAAAATAAATGAGACGCCGCTTTAGGAAACGAAGGATGAGAAAAATGAGGCCGCGCAGAATGAAACGACGCGGCGGACTTAGGAAACGTATAGGAATCAGAATGTGATCAACTGTGAAAACCCGTATGTAACGAACGGCATGGCATTTCCCTGCGGGGATTGCCTGCCGTGTAGAATAAAAAGGAGAAGAATATGGACCCACAGGATACTACTAGAAGCCACCCAACACTCAAACAACGCATTCGTGACGCTCACATACGACGCGACCAATCTACCACAGAATGGGTCACTGATCCCGAGCGACCTGACCAACTATATAAAAAAACTAAGGCACAAATACCGCTTCCGTTATTTCGCAGTGGGTGAATACGGCGAAAGAACACTTCGTCCACACTACCACCTGGCTTTATTCGGAGCGCCAACATGCGAACGAGGACAGACAGACTTAAAGAGAACTACCTGTTGTCAGCACTGCGAGACACACAAGAAAACCTGGGCGAAGGGAGCGATACAGCTCGCAAGGCTAGAGCCCGAGAGCTCCGCCTATATCGCTGGCTACGTCACAAAGAAAATTATGGCAGCAAAATTGCCACACGGATTACACAAAGAGTTCACGAGGATGTCCCTCAAGCCTGGTTTAGGATATGGTGCGGTTTCGGATATCGCATCAGTCTTATTACAATACAGTCAGGAAAAAACACTCGAGGACGTTCCTACCACTCTGCAACACGGCACAACCAAACTACCTCTCGGGAAATATTTGAGAAAAAACTTGCGGAAGCAGATTGGTCGTGATGAAAAGTGCCCGGAGTCGGTACTCAAAAGCATCGAAACGCAAATGCAACCTTTGCGCGAAAGTGCGTTCCTGGCTTCGAAAAGCTACAAAAAAACAATACAGGAGGTATCACAGGGCAAAATAGCACAAACAAAAGCGAGATATAAAATCAGACAACAGAGGCACACACTGTGAAACGCAACAAATTCTCACTCAGCAACTATAAACTACTATCTTGCGACATGGGGGAGCTG